GCATGGTCACTAGATGGAACTGTGAATTCAAATGGCAATATTACTGCGTTAGGCTTCAAGTCAGATAACTATCGCTATGCTAATGGTCAATTAATTACCTTTGATGCCGCAGCAGGGAACACCGGAGAGATCCAGTTCAACACTAGTGGAATTTTAGCTGCTAGTTCTGATTTTACATTTAATTCGTCAACTGGATTGGCAGTGGTCGGTAATATAACGGGTGCAAACTTTATAGCAGATTTCGGCGGCGTCTATATTGGTAATGGTTCCGGATTATCTGCTCTCCCTGCTGCAAATCTTACCGGAACTCTATCCTCAGCTATACAAAGCAACATTACTCAATTGGGTACATTAGCTAGTTTAACGGCAACTGGTAACATTAACACCGCTAATCTATTTGCTACTGCGGTCAATGCAACTAGTCTGATCGGTACATTAGAAACAGCGGCTCAACCAAACATCACTAGCGTTGGTACACTAACCTCACTTGATGTTACTGGCAACATTACATCAGGTAATGCTAGTTTAGGTAATTTAGCAACTGCTAACTTTATTACTGGCACTCTAACAACCGCAGCCCAGCCAAATATTACCTCACTTGGCACATTAAGTTCACTTGCAGTAACAGCGAATGTAACTGCCGGTAATGTCTATGCTAACTCAGGTACAGTTAGGGGTGTATTATTAACCGGTACATTGACTACAGCAGCACAAGCTAATATTACCAGTATTGGTACGCTATCTTTCTTGAACGTAACAGGCCCAGTAAATGTAGATAGCTTATCTAGTAATACATTATCAGGCGATGGCAGCAATATCTATAATATAACAGGTAGTGAGGTCACAGGAGAAGTTGACTTTGCAGCAGTTGCCAATTCAGTCAATGTAGCAAATGTATCTGGTATAGGAAACGTTGCACTATTAAATAGTGACGGAAACGCAAGTAACGTTCTATACGGAAATGGGGTATTTGCCTCAGTTGCTGGCGCCGGTAGTAACTACGGTAATGCAAATGTAGTATCTCTATTGTCTTCGTTTGGTTCTAATGTAATTTCTACGACTGGAAATGTAACTGCCGGCAATGTCTACGCTAACTCAGGTACTTTGGGCGCTTCGCTACTTACCGGAACACTTACTACGGCAGCACAACCCAACGTTACATCTGTAGGTACATTAACTTCAGCCGCAGTTACAGGCAATGTCACTGCTGGCAACGTTTATGCTAACTCAGGTACAGTTAGGGGTTCATTATTAACTGGTACACTGACAACTGCGGCTCAGCCCAACGTTACTAGTCTCGGTACATTAACCGGTTTAATTGTTTTAGGTAACATCAATGCTTCAAATGTTTCTGCTAATCATTTCGGTAGCGGCGCCGGACTGTCTAATATTAACGGAAGCAATGTTACTGGTTTAGTAGCAAATGCAACTTTCGCAACTACCGCAGGAAATATTTCATCTATTCCTTCAGGAACAAAGATGTTATTTGCTCAGACAAGCGCACCTGCTGGCTGGACTAAACTAACATCGAATGATGATGCTGCATTGAGAGTGGTTTCAGGTGCCGCCGGCAGCGGAGGAACAGTAGGATTTACTACTGCATTCAGTGCAACATCAGTTTCAGGAACTACAGGAAGTACCTCACTTTCAGAAGCACAAATGCCAATTCACCGACACTTTGTATCTACTAACGTAGTTAACGGCGGCGCACCTTCTTCGGTTAACTCATTAGTTCGTCAACGAACTACTGCCGGAGATAGCGATTATTACTTAGAGGGTACTTCTGCCGAACCTTCAGTATTGCGGTCTAGCGCAACAGGTTCAGGAGCAGGACACGATCACACATTTTCTGGTAGCCTTAACTTAGCAGTTAAATATGTAGACGTTATTATAGCGCAGAAAGATTAAGGTTGTTATGAAGCTAGAGCCAGGTAAATACTGCCCGCTCATTAAAAAAGATTGCATAGGCTTACAATGTTCTTGGTTTATGTTGGTTAGGGGTAAAAATCCCCAATCAGGGCAAGACGTTGATGAGTGGGGATGTGCTATGACATGGCTCCCTGTTCTATTGATAGAAAACAGTCAGCAGCAGCGACAAACAGGCGCCGCAGTTGAAAGTTTCAGAAACGAAGTGGTAAAAAGTGCAGAGGACGTAGCTCAACGCATGTTACAAAGTACTGAACCAAACGTGATACAAATTTTTGGCGGTCAGAGCAGCCCACTGTTGCCTTGACAGATAATGATATTATAATGATAAATAAAATTAACGGAGTGATTTAAAAATGGCATATACGATTGTAAAAAGTGATGGTAATGTTTTAACTACCATCCCTGATGGTACAATAAACACAACTAGTACCTCGTTAGGTCTACCCGGTCGCAACTATGCAGGATATGGTCAGGCACTTGATACTAACTTTGTCCATCTGACGGAAAATTTTGCGGATAGCACTGTTCCGCCAAATCCTCTTAGAGGTCAGCTTTGGTGTGATACTAGCGCCGGCACAGTAGTTATGAAAGTCTGCCCAGCAGACGGCACTACTAATGCTCTTGCATGGTTAACTTTAGCTGCTACTAGCTCAGGCAACGCAACTTCATTCGGCGCACTCACTGTAACCGGAAACATTACAGCTAACAACATTACAGTCACAAACGAAATTTCAGCAAACTTAGGCACTCTAAGCTTCTTAACTGTTTCAGCTAATGCTAATATTGCAAATGCTAATATTACTTCAGCAACAATAGGAACTACAACAACTACCGCAATTACTACTGGTTCGTCATCGACTGCCGGTACAATGACCGGTGTTTGGACTCACACAGGTTCAGGTACTGCTAATAGTATTAACGGAACTTCAATGTGGGTAACTGGTGGTAACTTAGTAATCACTGGTTCAGGAAATATTGGTATCAGAACTGATTATTATTACTACGCAAATGGTTCACCAATCTCGTTTGCAGGTACATATAGCAATACTAACGTTGCATCTTATCTAGCAACAGCAAATATTCCAATTTTAACCACTACTACTCAAGCAACCACACTAACAACAGGTGCTTCTGGTACTGCTGGTACAATCACTGGTAACTGGACTCTCAGTGCTAGCTCACGACTCAACGCTACTTACGCTGACCTTGCAGAACGCTTTGCAGCCGATGATGTATACGATGCAGGTACTGTTGTTGAACTTGGCGGTAAAGATGAAATCACTGCGGTTCAATATGAACTTTCAGAAGATGTATTTGGTGTTATCTCTGATACTGCTGCGTATTTGATGAATGCGGGAGCAGGTAATGATACAACTCACCCACCGGTCGCAGTATCTGGTCGTGTGCAAGTTAAAGTTACCGGAATTGTTAAAAAAGGTGATCGCCTTGTTAGTGCAGGTAACGGCATTGCTCGTGCTGCTAGAGCCGGCGAAGCAACACATTTCAATGTCATCGGTAGAGCGTTAGAAGACAAAAATGGTGATGGCATAGGCTCTGTGGAAGCCTTCGTATCAATTAAATAATAAGGGAATAACGATGAGTTACGCACAATTTGGTACAGTACAAGCTACTGACTTCAATACACTAGTTGGAGGTAACCCCACTACCACATCAGGCACATTGAATGCTGTATGGGCAACAGGTGGCGGCGCATTTGGTTATGGTCAGACTGCATTAGCAAACGTCTCAGCAGGTAATACTGTTGCAGCAACCGGACAATGGGCAACGCTAGTTGCTAATACTGCAAGTGCTGCAACTCACCAAGGATCATCAATTACTGCTGTTTCCGCCCCGGTTGCAGGTGGTACTATTACATATATTTCAGCTATTCCTACTAACTTAACGACAATCTCTACTAACAAATTGAATGCAGCTACCCAAGGTTCTACAGCTACGAACACTGCAACGTTTGGTTCAACTTGGTCATCAGCACTAACATTTACTCATACTGCAACGTTTGCTAACGGTGATGCTGCCCGGTACTTCTTTAATTCAGGTGGTCAACTTAAGTTAACATTTGCTCAACCAACCGGTACAGCAATGGCTAACGCATATAATACTCTAGCTACAGCCTGCGGGACGCTAGTAATATCAGCACCTTCTTCGGGTACTATCACTGTTGCTAGTACATCATATACTGGCTTCACAAAAATTGGCGGAAGCGGTTCTCCTTCCCCATATTCGACAAACACTGGTTACTATGCGTTAACTACATCAAACGCTAACGTGTTCCTACAAACAACCGGTACTCCAGCAGGGTACACGACATCGTTTATTAACGTACTCGTTAAATCAAATGGTACTCAAGGTTCTAATGGTGATGCCGGCTCAGTAATTACTATCTATTCTGTATGGGATGAAATTCCAAACGGACTTACTGTTACTGCAGGATCTGCTGTCACACTGACCGCTCAGGCACCCGAATCAACAAACATAGCTAATACTTGGGGCACAATCACCTTAGCCGGTACCGTATCAGGATCTTAATTTTTTATAACCCTATAGTATCCATCTAAATACTTCTAGGAGTACATGATGGATACTAAGACCTTAATTACCGAAGCAAAAGCTCGTTTTGCTCACAACTCAGCAAAAGACTATCTACAAGAAAAGTACGATGCTAAGCTACTAGTAGCGGTGCAGGGAGGTCTTTGGAAGGCTGACCAAGAAACTATTTCATTCCTAACAGTTATGATAAACGACTATGATGATAGAGTAGTCATAATGGACACCTTTCAAAACCCAGTGTTAGTAGACCGCAGTGAGCTATTAACTAAATTGAAAGATGTTTATAATAGTGTCATGGCGGAATGGTACAATGAGTGGAAAGAGCTAGAAAGCAAAAGATGACCCGCGGTGTAATAATATTTGCTTTTAACAGTGACAAATATAACTATTATGAAATGGCTAAACACGCAGCAAGCCGTGCTAAGCATTTCTTAAATCTACCAGTAACACTCGTGACAGATGAAGACTCCATGCCTGCAGGAGAATATGAACACTGGGATAAAGTAGTAAAAATTAATCCAGACAAGAACAATGTTCGTGATTGGGGACAATGGATTAATAAAGGCAGATATTTGGCTTATGACTTGAGTCCATATGAAGAAACTATTCTAATTGATGCTGACTACGTAATCAACTCTGATAAGCTATTAAAGACGTTTGACATTTATGATGACTTTTGTTGCCATGATAGTGTACGATTTTTTATGCGTCAGGGTAATTTCCCTGAGGCATTAAGTCCTAATAGCTATGATGACATTCTATGGGCAACAGTTATTACTTTTAAGAAAACAGAACGGGCAAAGCAAATCTTTGAATGTTTAGAAATGATACAGAAGAACTATGAACACTACGAACACATTCATGGGTTCTTGAATGCCGGATTCAGAAATGACTATGCATTGACTCTTGCACTAAGAATTGTTAACGGTCATACTGATAACCCTAAAGATTTCATTCCGTGGAATCTAATGCACGTAGGAACTAATACTACCATTTACCCTAACAACGAAGGTGAGTTCAATACTGAATACACAATCATATTTGACAGTTGGCAAAAACTCAAAATCAAAAAAGAGTATAATGTTATTAAAGACATGGACTTCCATCTGATTAACAAGGATCTTTATGCAAGGATTATTGACAATGGATAAGGGTTTTGTAATTATGGCGCAGGGTGATGACTATGTTACTTGTGCTAAAGCATTAGAGCTTAGTATAAAGCGAACAATGCCGGACGCTAATGTAACAATCATTACTACTGAAATGCTTCCCTATGGCGACCAAGCTCCTGACACATTTTGGAAGTTACAGAATGATTGGCAAGTATATGAAGCATCTCCCTATGAGTACACTATTAAGCTTGAAGCAGATATGTACCTCCCGCAATCAATTGATTACTACTGGGATGTATTGAAAGAACGAGACGTAGTAGTGTCTACTAACATTCGTAACTTTAGACAGGATATCAGTGATGTTCGTTATTATCGTAGATTCATCGATGACAACAACCTCCCCGATACATATAACGCTATTACATATTTCAGAAAGAGCGAACTAGCCGAACAGTTTTTTAGTATCGTGCGTGATGTATTTGAGAACTGGGAAGACTATAAACATATCTTAAAGTGTAAGGTTGACGAACTTTGCACAACTGACTGGGCATATGCTATTGCTGCACATATATTAGGTGCAGAGAACACAACTATGCCTCAATTTGATTCAATGACAATGGTTCATATGAAACAGTTTATCAATGGTTCTGCTACTGAAAACTGGACTGATTCGTTGATTCATGAACTGTTTCCCCATACTTTCCGCATCAATACTATCCCGCAAGTATATCCGGTACACTATCATGTAAAGAATTTTGCTAACGTAATATTGGAGAAGTTCGGTGAGTGATGAAGAAGAATATGTAATTGTTTGGGAAGCCCCAGA